CGCTAATCCACTTTTCACCGACACCAAGACGTCCAAGAAGCGATAAAATCTGCTTCCCGTCCAAAGGGTTTGCAATAGCAAACCGCGGATCGGACGCAACGACGCGATGGAGAAGGTGCTGGACGGGTCTCAGGGCGTGATACATCTTCACGGGACCTGCCGTAACCACCCGGACTTTAGCTGCTTCAGGCAGAGCCTGGGGAAAGCATTGAGGGAACTCAGAGAGCGATTCCTCAACTAAAAGAGCCTGGCGGCGGATGAGATCACTAACGGCCTCCGAAGAGAGCACGTAATGACGTTCACCCTCCTGCGAGATCTGTTCCTCATCTTCAACATAATCACAAAGATCAATGTTGGGAAGATACTGATTATCACGCAGGTATCCAAAAGCACCATCGTTCGATCGACCGGTGGAGTTTTCTCCAGTACTAAAACAACTACTGTGAGACGACACACTCGGCCAAGCAAACAACCATTGGGAGAAATCCACCTCCCCAAAAAGTTTGTCAACAACACGTTCACAATAACTACCAACCCTATCAATCACAAGCAGCTCAGAAGCTGTGCGAGTTTGCGGGGTAGTCATTGTTTCCAATGCGGCAAGGCTGGATTGCATACATTGGTTCGGGGTCGGACGCGGCATTCCCTTCTTTAACATTAGAAGAGAACCCGCGAATGAAGACCGCTCGAACTCAGTGTCCAAATCACGAGCCAAAGAAATTCGCTTATGCCTCTGCATAAAAGCGTAAAATCTTCCGCCTGCCCAATGAGGGCCCTCCTCCGCCACCACTTCTAAATCCTTAGGGAAGGGTGGCATCTCCTGATCCATTACGAAGGAGAATCCCGCCGCGCACTTGTATTTAACTAACGCGAGCGTAAGAGCCTTTTCAGAGGCTAAATGAAGGCGGACATACTCTTTTTCAAGAGATGTCTCGGACTTTTCATCAATACGCATTCCGTGTAGGTTAAAAACAATACGCAGCAACGAGAGGATGTGTTGTGCTGAGATGCAGTGACGGCAAAAACGCTCGTCATTCAATCTCTGCAAGACCTCACTTATTTGAGGCACCTTGGTGACATTGTCAAGCAGCTGACAACCCGCAATGCGCGGGCGAGCCTCTATAGGAACGTCCACATAAGCAGGACGACCCATAGCCAAGGGATACTTTATT